ATCCAATTCTTATACATATCAGAACTCATTTTGTGAGTGTTATTTATTAAACCTTTTGCTTCCCTTTTAATCTTCCTATCAATGTGAAGCCCATAAATCCATAAGCCAATGAAGAAGGCGTTGAACGTCAATGATACTCCGATTAAGAAAGCTACCATTTAACACTCTCCATAATTCTACGCCTTGCCGGAAACAACCGATTGATTCCATAGCCGATTGCATCGCTTGCATGGCTCTGGGTACTGTCGCGCTTATCAATATCGTTTCCATACCATACGTTGCGTTCAAAGTCCATGATTAGATTGGGGCAGTTCTCACAAGAGAAGTTGCCGTCACGTATCAGTTTGTTTACGGAGTTTACACGCTCTTTAACGGGCGGGTTTGCCTTTGGTGCGGATATACTATAACCAGGGTGATCCCTAATGATTTGATGATCTGATGCGACTGCCGAAGATTTCCTGGCCGATCCGGAACTATCGGGAAATATCTTGGCTTCCGGGTATCGCTTTACCAACTCCTCAACCATATCATAAGTGTTCGCGTTCTTTAGTCTCACTTCATCGAATACGTGTATCCAATTGGGACCTATATAGAATATCTCTGAACTCATAGCATCCACGTTGAAATCCATCGCAATACCAATGGGCAGTTCTTTGCTCTTTAGGTCTAACCGTTCAATGACGTGCTTCTCCCTGTCGAAATCTTTATATACTCGCCCTTGCGTTAGATTGACAAACTTACCATGCACATAGGCTTCGATCTGTTCTTCTGAATAAGCCTGTAATAGACTCTGTTTATAATCATCGGGAAGATATGGATTGTCTAACGTGGAAGCCTGTATAATACCTATATCAAGGTCGGGATCGTTAGCTAATGTGAATCCCCAGTTAAGCTGCTCCGGTGTTCCGGTAAGGAATATCTGCGACTTCTTCGCTTCTGGATGACGTACACGGGCGATCATCTGTTCAAATACCTCACGCTTTTGTATAAATGGTTCATCTATAACCGCCCATCCAATGTTCGGACCACGTAAGGAATCCGGCTTATCTCCAGAGCCGAGCCATAGTTTGCCGCCCCAATTATGGAAGATGAACTCGCTTCGTTGTTGGTTGTACGTATAATCAATCCCGGCACGATTACACAACTCCTTGAGCGTTATAATGATTGTCTTGGTGGCTAACTGGTGTGAAGGCGACACGTACATTCCCGGTACAGGACTGTTCAAATAACTCATGTACAGGGATTTCAACGCCCCGATATAAGTCTTGCCCGATCCGTAACCGCCAATCAATAGGACAATTCGATTGGGCATATCCCAGAATCGCCGCTGATGTTTGAGCATCTTGTCTTTTTTTATACGAAAGATCACTCAATTATAATCTCATCTTTTGTAACGTGCTGCTCAACTCTTTCCAATGCCCTGCCTTCTGTACGGTCTGCAATAAACTGAACCGCCCAGGGCTTACCTTCTAATGCGTATGAAAATACCATATACATAATCACATCGAGTTTGCTCTTGCCATCCACCGTGCCATCTTCTTCGCCGATCTTGCGGAGTATATCGGGAATGGATTGAATGCCTTTAGGTCTGCCGTTTGGATTTCCAGATACGCCCGGCTTGAACTGTCCGTTGGCTTCCCTGTTGATTCCTGATACATCAGGCACTTGCTGCTTCAATTCTTTCTGCTTTGTTTCCAGTATATTCTTCCCAACGCTTTACAATTACATCGCAATAATGTGGATCTATCTCCATGCCATAGCACTTACGATTAGTCTTTGTACAGGCTATTAGTGTTGAACCAGAGCCAAGAAAGAGGTCAACCACTTTATACTTTTCCTTGCTACTATTTCCTATCGCCCTCGCACAAATCTCTATTGGCTTCATCGTGGGATGTCCGTCTGCCTTTTTAGGTCGGCTTGCTTCCCATATAGTGTCTTGTGTCCTATCTAACACTCTTACTCTACCTTTGCCTTTTTTCCAACCATATAAACAAGGTTCGCTCCGTGAATGGTAATCTCCTTGACTTAATACTAACGAATCCTTTATCCAATGAATTGTCGATGGTTTCGCCTGTTGCCATCCGACATCTCTTAATGAACCAATCACCTCATATGCGTGCGAATCTGAATGCCAAACATAATAATTAGAACCATCAACCAACACGCCATCAATCAAAGACCAAACGGATAATAAAAAGTCTCTATATGCACTACCTTTTAGATGGTCATTAGTTATGCCATCATAATCCACACCATAAGGCGGATCCGTAAACACCATATCAGCCTTCTGCCCATCCATCAATCGTCCCACATCTTCCTTCTTTGTCGCATCCCCGCACAATACCCGATGCTCTCCCAATATCCACATATCCCCCGCTTGTGTAACCGCTTCTTCTACTTCGGGGATCTCATCTTCATCAATCAGTCCTGGCAACGGTTCATCCACATAGAATTGCAGATCGTCGTTCGTAAATCCCCACTCCGTCAATTCGCCAACGTCAAAATGGTTAGCTAACGCATCCCAATCCCATTGTCCGGTATTCTTATTGAGCCGGATATTTAATTCGCGTTCTTTTTCTGGCGTTAGTTCCACCTCTACACAGGAAACGCTTTTATATCCGAGTTCTTTGGCTATTTTCAAACGCTGATGCCCACCAACTAATATATTCTTGCGTTCTTTGTGGATGTTTACAATTAAAGGATCGACCAGGCCGAAGCGTGTAATTGAATCTTTTAAATCTTGGTGTTGGTCTTTGGTGAGTTCTCTGGGATTGTATTCCGCAAAGATTAGATCACTTATAGAATATTGCGTTGTGGTTATGTGTCCGTTACTTTGGTCCATACTTACCATAGTCTGTATCGTGGAAGCCCGTGCCTTTGAGTATGAATGATATTTGTGATATTACTTTATCCGTGCGGAATGAGTCGCACTTCGGACATTGTTCGTCTGATTCGTCATCCATAGGTCGGAGTGTTTCCCAGACCCACAAACAATGATTGCATTTGAAGTCGTATCGTATCATCTATCGCGATAGAGGTACGCCCATTATTCCTGTTTACCGCCTGTCATTTGTCTGATTTGCCAGAAATGCGGGTAGGGCAATGAGACACCCCTCTACCTTATTATAGTGATTTAAACGGTCTGGAAGTGTTTACAGGCGCGATGGAAGGCTTGGGATGTAGCTTGCGGTGATATACCTTTGAGGTCTGCTATCCCCGAAAATGAGAATCCCTGTATGGTGTGCATATATACTATATCTCTCTGTAAATCAGATAGTTGCGGCCATGCAGATTCGGTATCTTTTGCAAAATTCATTTCATCGGAATCGTATTGATCCTTATGATATAAATATTCTACGGCTAATTTGAAAACGTTTAATCTTTTGATCGCTTTTTCAGTTTGTTCCGCCGCTTCTAAATTATAGCCTTGATCCATTATTTAAAATACCTATCATAAATTTCATTGAAAAAAGCACTTAACATTACCAATCCATAGGCAAACAACGCCATTCCCATCCCCAGGCATAAGACTGATCCGGCTAACTTAACGATCCAATCCATCAGAACGGCAATCCATCATCCGTTTTAGGTTTGAACTCATTTCTATAAGCGTAATGTGTCGCGCCTTTTTCAGACGGTTCTCGGCGTTTAGCTATGGTAAGGTTCACCCATCCACTCGGTTCGGCGATCTCGACCAATTCATCCACGTTTAAGGCGACATTTAGTAGGCTCCCGCCGTCGTCGAATGTCTTTTCAACTATCTTGCACTTGTTGATGTACTGCTTTTCTGGCATCTTTTCTTTCCCTTCTTTTCTTTGATTTGTATTCTGCGATTTCTTTTCGCTTGAGTATCTTGATTCGTTTTCTTTGTTTTGCTTTTTTATTTGGCATATTCGCTTTCTAATTTTTTGAGGTCATGGCAGCTTCCGCCGGTCTTTTTTGCCAACACTTTTTCATAAAACCCCTTTTATGAAGGAATGTATCAATTAGCACTTTTGACCTCAATTTTCAATTTGTATATATCTTCCAATAATTCCCTTACATCCTCAACGTGATCGGAACAGGCATAAGCAAGCGTAATCGTTTCCCCGTCCTGTATATCTGTAAATTGATATTCAGCGCGATTAAGGCATGAACCTTGTTTACATATATTCGGGTAAACTTTATCCATCTTCATCTCGGTACACTTCTCAAAAGGATTCTTCTTTCTTCTATATTCTTTGCACCGGCCAGACTCCGGGAATATGCCCCACAATTATTGCAGTTATACGATTTGTAACGATTCGCCGCCGTGGTATAATAAGAGCCTTTTGCTTTGATGTCATCTGATCCGCACGTCGGACAAACTTGATCGTCTGTATCCATGTATATACCAAAGTTCGGGTGCGACTTAATCCACGGTCTAAATTCCAGATACACATCTTCCAATAGGAACACATCTTCCTTATTGTATTTTTCCATATACTTTAATGCTTTAGGATCGCCCCTTAAACAGGATTTCCATAGTTCAAAATCTGTTTTTAGCTTTCCTTTTCTATCGGTAAGTTTCTGCACAAGGAAATCAAGTTTGTTAGAACTCATGGCGAAATTGCGTTTAGATACTTTTAATGTATCTATCGATTGGTAAGGCGAAGGTGGTCCTATTTTATTTAAGATATACCTTGTGTTTAATTTCTTAATATCAAAATTATCCCCGTTCTGGGCGATAAGAATATCCGCTTCGTCCATCAGTTTCCATATCCCTTGCAAAACCCTGCTATCGTCCCTGGCGATGGCTTCTTCGGGCGTTTGGATGTCTGATGTTACCGTTGAATCACATAGCCATTTCGCCGCCCAAGATATGACGTTCCAGTCTTTGATGATATTATTTGGCTGTATATACTTATTGCCAATTAAAGTCCACACAAACACTTCCATTGGCGAGGTTTCTATATCAAATAATAATATTTTAGGCGCATCAGCCTTTGTCGATCCTTTGGGTACTTGAAATTGCTTTTTGCAAGTATAACAGGCATACCGCTGCATATTGGTTTCATAACCCTTTGAATAAACAATACCTTTTTTTCGTAAATGCGTTGAGTTACATTTCGGGCAAATCGCTTTCATGGTTTTCCTTTGGTATGTGGTCAAAGTTCAACGGGAAATTATATTCTTCAATTTCTGCGTATTTTTCAGTTAATAAATTTAGGTTCAAAAAATGTGCTGCTCCCATGAAATAATAAATCCATCTTTTCTTTTTTCTTATGTGAATGAAATGAGCCAAAGCCTTTTTCCCGGTTGTCTTTTTATATACAACCATTGCAGATTGTGCGGATAACGGTATGATTTTATCCACGCAGAATGTTTCCCCATTGAAATTGTTCGCCCGTTCTTTATTTGAATAATTTTCTGCCGTTATTTCCGCTTCACGTTTTAGACTTATTGCTACTTGCTTTTCCATAGACTCATATTCCTTCTCATATGTGTTCACCATATTTCCTCTTGATCTTCTCCAGAACTGAACACCCAAGTATGCACGGGCTTTCCGTATATACCGGGTTTCATGTCGTTTGTTTTCCGCAAATATCCATCGCTTGTAAGGTTTGTGATTGCCCGCCGCACCGAGGTAAGGGGACGAGTAACCATCTGGCAATAGGTCTGTATTTCTTCCGGGGAATATCTGTTCCCCTGGTTTCTTTCAAAGAAGTGAAGAATCCTATCTTCCTGTGTGGATGCCTTCCGATTGGCTTCCTTTAGATCGAATCCTTTTAAATTGTTTGTATTATAATAACTCAAACGAATAAATCCTGTTGAATGAATCTTTTTTCTGCGATTTTAATGTATTCGGGATTCAATTCTATCCCTATCCATTTCCTACCCAGTCTTTGAGCCACCCACCCTGTTGTTCC